CAGCCAGGGCCACACCGGCCATGACTTCGCTGACCCGCGTTTCCACCCGGGCGAGGAATTCCAGATCGGCAGCGGTGTCGGCGCTGGTGGCTGAGGCTGATGCCGACCGCGCAGAAGATTGCGCGCTGGCTTGGGACTGAGCCGCAGATGCAGCGGCACGCCCCTCGAATTGACCTGCTGCCCATTCGGACTGCCAGGCGGATTGGGCCCGTTCGGTGGCTTGGGTTTCAGATGCCCGTGCAGCTTGTTCGGACGCCAGTGCACGGGCGGCGCTGTCGGCAGCCGCCGTGGCAGAAGCCCCAGCATTGGCTTCGGACGTGGCCGCACGACTGGCCGAACCGGAGGCTGCACTGGCCTGCTGTGTCGCCGTACTGGCCGATGCCTCCGACTGGCTGGCCGCCGTCTGGGCACGCGAGAGCATGTTGCCCGCCGCCTGGGTGATCTCGACATCTTTGTCGGCGATCAGCTTCGCAGGCGAGCGCACTGCGCCGCGTTCGGTCTGGACCTGGGTGTTGGCATCGCCATGGGCCCAGTTGTGCACCAGGCCGCTGTCGGTCTCCAGTTGCGTGACCGAGCGCAGCAATTGGTCTTTGATCGACATGATCGTTCCTTCAGAAATACGGTGGCGCGCCCGGCACGGTGGGTGCGCCCATCTGCTCATGCAGCCAGCGGTGCAGTCGATCGGCCAGGGCCATCTCGGCATCGCCATAAACGCTGGCCGCTTCCAACTCCTCGGCAGTCAATCGCTGCAGGTTGCGGATTTCCAGTTGCGCGGCCACCCGCCAGCGACGGGCGGGTTGCAATTCGGCTTGCCAGGGGGCCAGGAAGCGGGCTTCGACCGCCTGGACATCGAGCGGCACGGCCAGGGGCAACACAAACCACTGCTCGCCCAGCCGGGTGTTCAGAGCCCACCAGGCATCGAACACCGCAAACTGAAATTCCGAGAACCGCCACTCGGCCTGCACCTGGTAGTGAGCGGTGAGCGAGCGCAGCCGGTGGCGCGCCGCGCCAGTTTCCATCTCGGTGCGCAGCAGACTGGGCCGGGGTGAGAGGCTGTAGCCCTCCACGCGCGGGGGTGGCAAGGTCTCCGGCCAGACGGACAGGTTGTTCACGGTGGTCATCGCACGGCTCCCATGGCTGGGTTCAGGCCATAGCGACGCTCCAATGTGGGCGCAATACCGGTGCCCTGGCTGATGGCGCGTGCCATGCGGCCTTCGATCTGTTCGATGAAGACGTCCAGGCGCAGGCCGCCATCGGGTTGACGCTGCTGCTCGATGCGGGCATCCACCCCTTGGGCCTTGTTGACGACGTTGACCTGCACGTTCACCGCCGGTGACTGCCTCGCCGACAGGGCACCACCCAGCGCGCGCATCTGCCCGCGGGTGAAGACCGCCTCACCCTCTTGGGCGATGATGGGCACTTCGCCGCTGACGATGCCGCCGGAGTGGAAACGCGGGGCATTCGTGAACAGGGCCGGATGGACCGAACGGGTCATCAGCGCATCCGTGCCGATCAGGCCACCGCTGTGCGCCACATTGGCCATGGTGCCCATAAGGTCGCTGCTGCCAGCGGGGAATGCACCACCAGTGGTGGTTCCCATGCCAGGGATCACACTGCCCAGCCAATTGGCCAGCGGCAAGGTGATGGCGCGTTGGATCTGGATGCGCACCAGGTCGGCAACGATGGAATCCGCCAGGCTGCGGAAGTCCAGCTTGCCGGTCATCACAAAGCGGGTGAGCGCATCTTCCATGGAGCGGAAGGCGCTGACCGTCACCTGCTGTGCCCGTTTGGCCGCGTTGGTCGCGTCGTCGATGTAGGACTTGAGCGCTGACTTGGCGCCGTATTCAAAGCTGCGCTGGTACTCGGCATTGGCCCGCACCAGGTCTTCGACGATCGGCAGCTGCCTAGCCAAGGCGTCGTTGATGGCTTCCAGCGTTTGAACACGCAGGCCAGCATCCTCGATCTGATTGGCTTCTTTGCGGGCAGTAGCAGCGGCTTTTTCCAGATCGGTGCGGGCTTGCAGGACGGCCCGTTCGGTGTCATTCAGGTCCAGCATCTCGCGCTGCAGTTGCAGGGCTTCGATGCGCTGGCGGTTGCTGCCGATCAGCCCTTCGGTGATCTTGCGTGAGGCGGCTTCTTCCTTTTCATAGGCGTCGAAGGCTTTGTTCGCTTCCTTCTGGCGCTCGATGGCTTCCAGAACCTGGATGTACTGTTCGGCTTCGGCGGCCACGCCCTTGTAGCCCTTGGCTTCGATCTGCAGGGCTCGGGCGCGCAGCTCAGCGGCTTCACCGTCTTGGGTGCGGGTCAGGCGTGCGCGCAGTTGGTTGAGGAAGGCTTCGCCTTCGTTGAGCTTTTCGGCAGGCTTGGGCTTCTCGAAGCCGGAGAGGTCCAGCGCCGGGCGGGGCTTGCGCGGCAGGGTGGGCAGCAGCTTGTCGTAGATGGCCTGGACTTCCTTGGCCTGCGCCTCGGTATCCAGCACAAACTTCTGGCCCATGACACGGACCGTGCGGCGCTGTTCGTCGAAGAATTTCTGCACCCGGTCCACATAACCAGGGTTCTGGTTGATGTTGAAGAGCCGGTCGTTGGCAGCGCGCACATAGTCGTCACGGGAACCCTGCAACTTGGCAATCTCGGAATCGATGACCTTGGGGTCGTAGCCCATGGACTTCATCGATCGCAGCAGGTCCGTCTTGAACCAGGTCTCGATGTCCTTGCCCACCACCGACAGGCTGTCAAAGGGTTGGGCGATCACGCGCTTGGCCAGCACAGCCGATTCGGCAATGAAGGCCAGGCCCGAGGCCACCGACTCCAGAAACGCGAGCGTGGCCTCCCGGTTGGCGGTGATGCGCTGCAGCTCATTGCTGAAACTGCCCGTCTCACCTTGGGCCAGGATCACCTGCTCGGTGAAGTCGGCCAGTACCGGAATGACAGCGCCGCCGATCTGGCGTTGCACGCCCTCGAAGATGGCCGAGAGGCGCGTGAGGTTGTCGTTGAAGACCTCGGACGCCCGCGCCACGTCTTCGGACATGACCAGGCCCAGGCGCTGTGCTTCCTCCATCAAGGCCGTGATGCCTTCGCGCCCCTGGTTGAGGAACGGGATGATGGCTAGGCCTTCTTTGCCGAAGAGCTTGACGGCCAGCGCAGCCTTGTCCGCGCCATCGGGCATGGAAGAGAACTTCTCGGCCAGATCCAGCAGGACTTGCTCGGTCGGACGGATTTGGCCATTCACATCGGTGGCCGACACCCCCAGGGCTTTGAGCGCGGCGCTGCCTTCTGCGCCATTGATCTGGGTGTCGAACATGGCGACCGACAGCTTTTGCAGAGCCTTGGTCAGACCTTCGGTGCTGACATCCGACAGCTTGGCCGCGTAATCGAGTGCAGTCAGTGCCTCGACCGACACCCCTGTCTTTTGTGAGAGCTTGAAGAACTCATCGCCCACACGGGCCACCGGCATGACCAGGGCGGTGATGCCCACACCCAGCGCCGCGATAGTGCCCCCGGCGAGCAGACCCGCAGGGCCCAGCTTGCCCAGAACCGAGCCCAACATGCCGAGCCGGTCAGTGGCGGCCTGCAATTGGAATTTGGCATCGTTGGCGGCACTCGACAGGAGATTGAGACCACTGGAAGCCGGGGTGGACGCCGCCTCGATTTTTTTGAGCGAGCGCTCCCCCTTCTCGCCGATCTCAGCCAGTTCGGCCTTGACCTTACCTCCGTCAACCACGGACAGGCGGATGGAGAGGTTGCGTTCAGCCATGGGGAAATTCAGTCGTGGTGTGTCGTGTGAATCGTTGGTCTATTCGTCTTGTTGCAAGGTGCTCATCAGGCCCGCCTCGACCGCCGGGAAGAGATCAATGGCCGTTGCTTTGTCCAGGCCCGTGCTCTCGCAGGCCAGTATCCAGGCGTTCAGATCCAGCCCGACCACACGGCCCTGCGCCATGCGGAGCTGACTGGCACAGACTTCAATCGCACTGGCGGCTTGCCAACCTTCCAGGCTTTGGGGCGCGTTCATGGTGTACGGGCACTCGGGGCACGGATCAGGGCAGGCACCGCAGTAACTCGGCCCGCCACCGAAGTGCCACGCGGTGCGGGCCTTCAGACGTTTTTTTCGGAATCCAGGGCGTAGAGACCGGCGAGGTATTCGCGCTCGAAGGCATCTGCCAAGAGCCAGTGCTCCATCAGGGCGGCGACACCCTCGGGCGTGACGGCAGCCGGTTTGCCCTTGTCGTCGGCCACGCCTTCCCAGGCGAGCACGGCCAGCTTGGCCAGTTCGGTGATGAGAGTGGCGGTGCGTTCGCCCGCCGCAGCGGTGTCGGTACCAGCGACTTTGGAGGCAGCATGGCGTGCAGCCATCACCAAGGCCGTGGTGGCGGGGCGGACCTGCAGGCGCACGCCTGCGGCCAGCGTGATCCAGTGCGGTTCACGCGGAATGTTCAGTTTGATCATGGGAATGTCCAGAGTAAGAGTCAGTACGTGGTCACGTCGTTGACCAGTTCGACGGTGAGCATCTTGTTGGCTGCGACGTTCTTGGCGGCTTGCCACTCGAAGGTGGCCTGGATGCCGCCCGGCCCGGAGATGGAGAGCTTGGGCTTGGGCAGGTAGACCTCATGCGCGATGAAGGTCAGGCGCCGCTCGGCGTCGATCGCGTAGCCGAAGGTCAATTCCAGCGGCGTGTTGTTGGTGGCCGCATCGATCAGCGTGGTGTCGGCAAAGCGCACCTCCAGATTGCCGGTCAGGCTCGCCACCGTGGGATCAGCCCCATCGATCTTGCCGTCGGAACGGATGGTCTCGATGCGCTCGAGGTTGTTCGAATACGTCAGCTGAGCCGAGACCACGTTGCCAAGCGCCGCA